TACTTGCTAGACTTTGCACAACAAATAGGTGCAGAGACTGAACCACCGATCATCGGAGCTCTGGAACCAGAGTCCGTGATTGAATCCAACTACTTCTTTTGTTAATGACCCGCACCATCCACAAAACTGAACAGCCTGTTGTCCTTGAGGGATACCAAGCTGTACTGAAGCCGAGCAAGTTCGGTTACTCTCTGTCTGCATTGGTCGATGCTGACCTCGTTGATAAGCTCGAAGAGGATCGCACCGAGTCCCTGAAGTGGGCAGAAACTAAACTCAAGAACCCCAAGCGTTCTACCCTCAAGCCTGAGCCTTGGGAAGAAGTCGCTGAAGGACAATACAAGATCAAGTTCTCCTGGAATGAAGAAAGCAAGCCTCCGGTTGTTGACACTGAGGGCACTCACATCACCGACGAGTCTATTCCTATGTACTCTGGTAGTCGTGTGAAACTTGCTTTCTACCAAAAGCCATACATCCTGCGTGATGGCGTCACCTACGGTACTAGCCTTAAGCTTGTGGGCGTACAACTCGTGGCACTAAACAACAGTGCTGCTGTAGATACTGGTGACATGGCTGCTGAAGATGTGGCTGCTCTGTTCGGTACAACTGCCGGATTCAAAGCATCCGAGCCTAACGTGACCACTACCGATTCCACCATCGACGACGACTTCTGAGAGTTTGACGACTACTACGAAGTCTACATAGTACCCGATTCCCCACTTAAATCCACCTGATGATTACTTTTGATTGCACTAAGAACGAAGCCCTCGGCTTGTACGAAGGCACCCTCACTGTCTCTCTGCCTGAGATCAGCGTCACCCGCTACAAGGCGGATCGCAACGACTTCAAGTATGAGATGCGTCGTGCGGTGTCGGAGATCGTCGAAGAGATCATCGAGAAACAACTAGACGACTAATGTACAGATCAGGCTTAGAGAGCAAGGTCGCTGATCTTCTCTCTAGCTTGAAAGTCAAGTATGAATACGAAGACCGCAGAGTTCCCTACCAACTGCAATGCAATTATCTACCCGACTTCCATTTGATCAATGGTGTCTTTCTCGAAGTGAAAGGACGCCTGACGAGCGAAGACCGAAGGAAGATGAAAGCAGTGAAGAGCTGCAATCCCGAGTTAGACATTCGCTTCGTCTTTCAAGCACCTTATAACAAGATCTACAAAGGATCTAAAACCACCTATGCGAAGTGGGCTGAAAAGCACGGCTTCCCCTGGTGTTCATATCAGACTATTCCTATTGACTGGCTCACATGAGCGAGAGCGAATTTCTAAGACATGAGCCGTGCTTGAGCTGTGGATCATCGGATGCCAATTCAGTGTACTCTGATGGTCACAGCTTTTGTTTCTCATGCAATACCTACACACCTGGAGAAGATGCTGTTGAACACATTCATAAAATGACCACATCAGTTACGATGCGCGGATCACCCGAACGGCTGCATAAACGTCGCATCTCAGAAAAAGTTTGCAAGCAGTACCACATCCACAAGGACGGCATGGTATTGCGCTTCTATTACTTCAGTGAGTCTGGTGTATTAGAGGGATGCAAAAGCAAAACCAAAGACAAACTATTCACTTACGAAGGCAATGTCCCTGGCACCCTGTTTGGACAACACTTGTTTCCAGCCACTGGAAAACGAGTGGTCATTACTGAAGGAGAACTCGATGCAGCTTCGTGTAGTGAAGCTATGCCGGGGTGGCCGATGGTATCGCTACCTAGCGGTGCCGCTTCGGCAAAGAAGTCGATTCAACGGGCTATCCCATGGCTCCAGGGTTATCAGGAGATTGTCCTGTTCTTCGACAATGACGCTCCTGGCCGTAAAGCGGCGGAGGAGGCAGCAAGCGTTTTACCACCCGGAAAGGTAAAAATTGCTTCATTAAAAGATGACTACAAGGACGCGTCTGATGCGCTTAGCGCTAATGATCCTGATGCGATCCGTCGTGCTATTTGGGACGCGCGTGACTATCGACCTGACGGTATTGTTGATGGCAAGTCTCTTCTAGAACTTGTAACTACACCTACACCTCCTGCCGATCATGACTATCCGTTTCAAGGAATACAAGACAAACTGCACGGGATCCGATATGGCGAGCTTGTCACGATTACTGCAGGATCTGGTATCGGAAAATCCTCGTTCTGTCGTGAACTTGCAACTCACCTTCTTAACAAAGGAGAACGGGTTGGATACTTGGCTCTTGAGGAGTCCAACCGACGTACTGCACTTGGATTGATGTCCGCTGCTGTAGGCAAGTCCCTCCACATTGGCGAACACGATCGTAAAGAACTGACAGATGCATACGAAAAGACTCTTGCTGATTGGAATCTCTATTTATTCGATGGGTTTGGTTCTTTTGACCCAGACCTGATCTACAATCGCATTGAGTATCTGGCTACAGGTCTCGATGCAAAGGTCATCTTCCTTGATCACTTGTCTATCCTGTTGTCAGGTTTGGATGGCGACGAGCGACGGATGATCGACACAACTATGACGCGCCTTCGCTCGCTTGTTGAACGCACTGGTGTCGCCATGTACCTGGTCTCTCACCTACGGAGAACATCTAATGACACACCACACGAAGAAGGAGCCCGCGTCACTTTGGGGCAACTCAGGGGAAGCGCAGCTATTGCTCAACTCTCTGACGGAGTTATCGCACTCGAACGCGATCAACAAGCCACTTCTAAACGAGGTGATACAACAGTGCGAATCCTTAAAAATCGCTATTCAGGCGAAGTTGGCGTCGCCTGCAACCTGAGTTATGATCTAGCCACCTGTAAATTCAATGAAACTCAAGCACAACCCGAGTTCGACGCAACAACTGATTTCTGAATTGAAACGACCTAACCCTCCTACACCGGAAGATGTCCAAAAAGCACAGTTCATCGACAAAACCTACACAGGTTGGGCGGACTCTAATCTTCGACATCGAGACAAACGGGCTTCTGCATGATCTCTCCTGTATTCATTGTCTGGTCATCTACGATGTCGAAGCTGACCAAACCACTGTGTACAATGATGAAGGCAGTGCAGACCCAGTGGTCCGCGGCATCACGTACCTGGAGGAAGCCGATTGTATAGTCGGTCACAACATCATCGGGTATGACATACCTGCTATCAAAAAACTCTACCCGTGGTTCAATCCGAAGGGTGAGATTGTTGATACACTAGTTCTGTCTCGTCAGTATCATGCTGACTTATACACGCTTGACTCACGTCGCAAGTGGAAAGGTATGCCGATGCAACTCTACGGTCGTCACAGTCTCGAAGCCTATGGCTACAGATTGAACGAAGCCAAGGGCACATTCGGTAAAGATACTGATTGGAAAACATGGTCACAGGACATGCAGGATTACTGCGTTCAGGACGTTAAAGTGACTACAAAATTATGCGACCACTTCCATCCCTACCTGACTGGCTCACGTTAGAGCATCGGGTAGCCCAAATACTTACAGAACAGGAGATCCATGGATGGTACTTTGATGAGCCTGCTGCATGGCAACTTACATCTACTCTCCAAAGAGAGCTTGAAGAAACTTGTGAGATATTACGAAACAGGTATGCTTTCGTCAAGGGGTCGGAGTTTACTCCTAAACGACCTAACAAAACACAAGGATATGTAACAGGTGCCACATTCACGCGCCTTAAAGAACTCAATCCATCATCACGTGATCATATCGCGTGGATCTTACAAACACACCACGGTTGGAAACCTACCCAACTGACTGCCACAGGCAAACCTATCATTGACGAGCCTATCCTTAAGGACATAGGTATCGAAGCATCAGACATGTTTCTACGTGTTTTGACTATCACCAAGATGTTGGGAATGCTCAGCGAGGGTGACAATGCTTGGTTAAAGCTTGTACGAAACAACCGAATACATCATCATTGTTCCGTCGCAACTAATACATTTCGTTGCGCTCATCGTAAACCAAATCTCGCACAGGTTCCCAGTGACTCAGAATTCAGAAAACTCTTCCGTGCAACACCAGGACAAACCATGGTGGGTGCCGACCTTAGTGGGATTGAGCTGCGGATGCTTGCTCACTATCTTGCTAGGTATGATGGCGGGAGGTATGCAGAAATTCTTCTTAATGGAGACATTCACCAAGTCAATGCCGACAAAATTGGTATCTCCAGACGTGCCGTTAAAACAGTTACCTACGCCTTCCTCTATGGTGCCGGTGATGCCAAACTAGGTAAAAGCTATGATGCTCAACTTACTGAATCCCAGGCAAAGAAGAAGGGCAAGGAAATCCGCCACGCTTACATGGATGCGGTACCAGGACTTGAGAAACTGGTTGATGCGGTTAAGTCCAAGGCGGAATCTGGTTACATCAATCTCTGTGACAGCCGCCGCTGCTCTGTTGATGGTGCCCACAAAGCCCTTAACTACCTCCTCCAAGGATCTGCCGGAGTATTGGCCAAACGATGGCTACTAATCAACCACGAGAACACACGTGAGCTATGCTGCTCACAACTAGCATTTGTACATGACG